CTGGAAGATACCGCTTGCAGTAGTTGCTTAATTCACAGCCCACACCCCTGCAATAGGCGTAGTCTGCATTGACATTATTCGACATAGTTACTTTCGGTTTGAATCACCCGTTATCGTTACTCTTCTTGTGATAGCGTGAAGCCTGTCAACCACTCTGTCTCCATACTTAGCTTTCAAATGGTCTTCGTCTAAGTTGGTAGAGAACATTAGTAACTTTCCGTCCCTTTCCGCTGCATCAACGAGTTCTGCAAATGGTACTCGCTTGTTGCCGTATATGTTTGAAACGTCCTCTGTGCCCACGTCGTCAATGTAGATAATGTGATATCGGATAATATCATCGGGTGACTTGTTGAGTTCATTTGCCGTGCAGATTGTTACCACCTTGCGGTAGTAGTGATAGAGAAGTAAAGGAATAATCCTCATACCTATCAGCGATTTACCAACACCGCAATTTCCAACAAGCATTAAGCCTTTACCTTTGTTATCAGTGAGCCACTGAACTATCTTCTCATAGTCAGCGTTCCACTTTGCAGCATCACCGCAAAAGTACTTTAATCCTCCTTTAAGGTGCGTTTCTGCATTTGGTATGCTAATTTGCACCTTGTCGGGCAGTGACTTATACGTTGTATCTCGTAACCGCTCAATGGCGGTTTTGAAGTCTATTTGTTCCATTTACCAATCACTATCTTTATCGTAGTTCATTTCAGATGATTTAAGGGTAGTGGTACTCTTTTGTACTTTTTCCCTACTTGCCCACGTCTGCAATCGTTTTGCGGTTTCCCACGTCTTTTCAAGTTCAAAGCGCATCTTGGTTCCTGATTTGTTCTTTTCAGTCCAATAGTTGAAGAAAGCACGTATCATCGTAGGCTCATAAGTGCCACCACGTGAAGAAACAAAAGGGATAAGGCTCTTTTCAAACGCTTTCTCACGCTCTTTACATTTTGCTTGTAAGGACGTTAAAACCTGCTTTGATTGCTCGTTGGTTTTCTTCTTGCCAAAGCGATAATCATCACACTTATTCACCACAAAGAATGTCCCTTTCGGGTTGGCAATCGTGTCTATATCTCCTTTGTTAGCAAGTGAGGATAAAACATTCCTACAAGTTTGTAGGGACAATCCGCAATCATTTGCAAGGTTTCGATAGCTCGTTCGTGAAATGCCGTCATCGTCAGCCCCCACGATTAGCCGTAACATTACAAGCTGCTCGTGGGGGGAATATCGAATTGTAAACTTGTCATCAAGTTTTATCATTTAGATAAATATTTTTTTCTGTATCCGTCTTAGAACTTTGGTTTCTGCGTCTTTGCAGAATTGTCTATTCACTTCAAAGCCATATGCCTTTCTTTCAAGATTAGCCGCAGCTAACAAGGTCGTTCCACTGCCTGCACAAGGATCTATAACTACATCTCCTTTATCTGTGAATATTTCGATTAACCTTTCAAGTAGTGGTACGCTCTTCTGTGTAGGGTGCACTCTTAGAGTACTTGTATCTCGCGGATATTCCATGCAGTTAAAAATCATCTGTCCATTATTGTTGAATTTTGGCAATTTATCACGATAAAGAAGTAGTCCATATTCGCAATTACCTACAATCTTCATATTCGCCTTTAATACCTGTGGCGAATAGTTCTTGCGAAAGACCAAAGGAATATAGTGCATAAGTCCATATTTCTTTCCTAATTCAATAAATTGGAATTGTTGTTCATATTCGCAAAACAATATCATACAAGGTGCTTTCCCTGCTTCTTTTGGCTCTTTTATCAGCATTTTTGAACAGAAGTGCATAAATTCGGCAGGTCTAAATTCATTCTCCGAAGAAAAGAATTTCTTGCCAGCTTTCTCACTTTCTCCATTCTTATTATTGCCACCTTCGTACCAAGTAGGGTTGCTCGCATAGGCGTTATTGCCGAGATTGTAAGGAACATCTGTAAGTATTAGTTGCGCCTTTGGTATCTGATACGATTTATAGTTTTGGAAGCTATCATTGTAAATCTCTATATCTTTCATTATTGAAATATCACATTTGTTAATTGTTTACCATTACTGAACACCGCCCATTTGCCTTTATCATTGGTGTCAATGAGCTTCAAGTCCTCAACCTTGCCAAATCGGTTAATATTTCCGCAAAGGTCTACAAACCACGCTTGTTTATCCTTATATGGTCGAATCTCCCTACCTACTATCTGATAGTACATGGCAAGCGACATCGTAGGGCGTGCCATAACCACCGTATCAAGTTCTGGATAATCAAATCCTGTTGTCAATACTCCTACATTCACAACGACCTTTATCTTACCACTCTTAAAGTCATTCAATATGCGTTCACGCTCTGCTTTTGGTGTTGTTCCCGATACCATTTCGCAGCATTCAATGCTTTGCGTCAGTCGTTCAGCCTCTTTCAGAAAGCGAGTAAAGACTAATATGCCTTTTCTTGCTCCGCCACGTTTTGGCGAAAGTAGTCGTTTCACAATACTGACTAAATAGCCGTAGAAGTCAATTCTATTATACTCTGCCTCTACTGATTTATCTGTATAATCAGCACCAGTTGAGTTTGCTTGCAGGTTATTCTCATCCCACCCTAATGGGTTCATTTGGAAGTAATCTATCTTTGAAAGAAAGCCCATATCAAGTAAAGTCGATATTTGCACTTGATAAATAACCTTTGAGAATATCAGCGGACGGGTACGAGTAAGGAACTTTAGCATTGCGCCAAAGCTGCTTGAACTTAATCTGTAAGGAGTGGCGGTAAGCCCTAACACCTTGCACCCCGTGGCGTGGATAAATTCTTCATACATACCACCTTTTGCGTTGACAAAGTGGCACTCATCTATGATTACGTTATTGAAGTGCTGAAAGTCATCCGTGTGTCTTATCACGCTGCCTATCGTTGCAAATGTAATACGGCTTATATTCTTTGAATTGAATGAAGCCGAGTAAACAGAGCAGTCAAGTACACCATAGGAGCATAGCTTCTTGTAGTTTTGCTCAAGTATTTCTTTTGACGGTTGAAAGACAAGCGTATGTCCTTGCAGTCTATTTGCAATGTCAGCTATCACAAGCGACTTACCGCTACCAGTAGGCAACACCATTATAGCGTTATACTTTGTTTTCTTATCATTAAAAAAGGCTACTGCTGTATCGGAAGCCTTTTGTTGGTAGTCACGAAGTTTATACATCATATCCTTATCCCTTTCTCTTCGCTCAATTTCTTTACTAATATCGAGTAGTATTTTATCAACTCCTCTAATTCCCAACAACACCATTTCTTTGTCTGATGTGCCTTGACTTCTAACATCTGAAACCGCTGTGTCCCTATCTTCTTGATAAGGTTCTCACGATACCCGATAAGGTGGTCGGCTGAAAATCTGTTACAAGCCCTACATTCGCTCGAAACATTTTCTTCATCGAAACGAGTACTCATATGTCTGCGACTGTGATAGTGTCCTGCGTCTGCTTGCTCGTATGGCTTTATCTTTCCGCACGATATACATCTGAATGTGCCGTTAGGGAAAGCGTCTCGCAATCTGATATACTGACTAAAGACCTTATCAAGTTTTTTTACCAAAGTAGCTTGGCTTGCTTGCCGTTTCTTTGGTTTGTCTGTTTTCTTTTTCTTCAAATAATACATAGTCAATGTAGGCGGACTCGAACCACCACTGACAGAACCAAAATCTGTTGTGCTACCATTACACCATACATCGTTTTGCCCCACCGCTGTGAGGCTGTGAAAATAAACTATTAAAATTATGAGTTACAAAAATTCCTTACTCCTTTCTATTTCTATCTCCATCTGCTGAATGAGTATTGCTTCATCTGCCGATGGTATATATATACCTGCTTCTTGTGCAGCCCAATTTCTGAACCTTTCTATTGATAAGCTAAACTCACTTGTATCAAGGTCAGCACTGCTTCTAAGAATCTTTATCCTACCTAAGTACTTATCTTCCTTTTCACGGATAAACAAGTCAGGGTTTACAAGTTTCTTATAATATTGCTGTTTGACCCATTCAAGAGTGTTACCAGTCTGTGCACCAAAGTAAGCAAGGATAACGTGCAGATACTTATTCTGTGGTAAACTTCTTCTTGGCTTTTTCTCGGTCAAGTCTACGATTACCCCACTCTCGGCTAACTTCTTAGCACGAAGCAGGAAGTTAGCCTTATCAAGTGGGGAAGAAAGATTATATATCATTAGAATGGTGTATTATCTTCCTGCGGTGGATAATATGGTTGTTGAACAGGCGGCTGTGGTATCTGCGGCTGTGCAGACTGATACACCTGCTTTGGTTCAACTTTGTACCCACGAATAGACGTGAAAAAACGTGTCTGTCCGTCTTTCTCATATTTCGTCCCTTGTAAATCAAAGGACACTGTCACAACGTCACCCATCTTCAATTGGTCTAACAGTTGACAATTATCACCGCTAAACTCAATAGATGGGAAGTTATCGTAACCACGCTGCCCTGTAAGACCATCGTATCGAGTAGCATCTAATACTAATTCTCGCTTGTAGTACGTCTTACTGCCGTCCTTAGACTTGATAGAATTTGTGTCCCCAATATAGAACACTCTTCCAATAATTTGATTTGCCATTACGCTTCGTTAAATAGTTTCTTGTCTGTTATCAATTCTCTATTCTCATTCACAAACCGAATGAAATCCTCACACCTCTTCTGAAGTATAGGAATGTCTCTATTCGGATTAAACTCATAGCTTTCGGTAAATGTTTCATAGTTATACTTTCCAATCACCGCAACATTATACTCGAAAGTCCTTACATCATTACCCATCTGCAACAAACAAAATGGGTAAACCAAATGCTGATTATTGCGCTTGTACTTTCCTACGCTATATTGGCTTGCCGTTTTGATGTCGTGTACAGACAAAGGCAATAACTCGTCAATGAAGCCATAGAGTTTCACATCTCCAAAAGCAGTCGAGATAATTCCCTCAACGTATTTCTGCGTTACTGCGCCTTGATAGTAATCGGCAAATTCTTTACACAATGTGATAGGGAAATAAAAAAGACGCTCACCTATCTTTGCATTAAGTCCTACGACTTTCGCCTCTGCATCATAAATCTTTTCAACTTCTATATTATCAGACTTCCGATGCTCAATCATGCAGTCTACGACCTCATTGAAAGCCGTACCTTTTGCAACAGCTTCATTGTCATAAGGTACTCTGTTTATGCGGTCAATAACAGATTGAAACTGCATATCGTGGAACTCTTCGGGAGTATGTGGGGGCGTGTCACAGAACCCCCAATACTTTTCCCAAATAATGTCACTATCCACATATTGCTGATAGGCATCAAGCAAAGATGGATAAATATTATAATTAGGCTGCTTTGTCTTCATAAGCCTTTGCGTCTTTGTTGTACACCAGACCAAGTTCTTTCACCCTTGCAGAGAACAAC